TGAAAAAGAATCTGAATTTGATATCAAGATGGCAGACAATTGTTGCCAACCATTTTTGATATACAGCCTTAACACAAAAAAAATAAATATTTATACGCCCGAAACTATAGAATCTGATGTAAATATATTGGAAAGGGTAAAAGTTGTAAAATGACAATAGTAAATATACATGGAATTCTAGCGCGAGAGTATGGTACATCATTTATGTTGAGTTTGCCTAATCCGAAAGATGTTTTAGAGGCTATAGATTGTAATAAACAGGGGTTTTTACGACGATTGATAGAGTTGCAAAGAGAAGGACTTTGTTATGATATAATTATCAATAAAACAAGAATTACTAATGGCCCAGATATGGACCATATGTTAAACCCTGCTACTATAGATCTTGTACCAGCTATCTCTGGTAGTGGACCCGCTATGATTCCACTTCTTGGAGCCATTGGGATCACTGGCGGAACGGCGACCTTTTTAGGGGCTGTGCTTAATTCAGTCCTTTTCGCTGCTATTAGTTACGCTCTATCGCCTAAACCCGAAAACGAAGCTTTAGAAATTATAGCGGGTGGATCAAAAAGTTCTATGCTATTTAGTAACGTCGCCAACTTAGCGAGCCAAGGATCACCAGTCCCTATAGGTTATGGGCGCTTAATAGTCGGCTCACAAGTCATACAGGCTACAATAAAATCTTATCCACAATATATGCCCCCCTCAGAAGCTTTACGGGGTGACCAGAGTAACCCGATCTTTATAGGCAACAGAACATCATGAAACATCTTCTTAAAAAGCTGAGCATCGCAGGAGCAGGAGGAAAAGGTAATAAACCTAAGCCTCCTATTTATAAGCCCCCTGTTATGGGAGAACTCCAATATGGAGCTTCCCACAGTTATGCAGAGACACTAGATTTATTAAGCGATGGACCCATCGAAGGTATCGTAAATGCTCATGGAGAATTAGTGGATGGTTTAAATATATTACAAGGTATTTATTTAGATGACACACCTGTAGCTGTAACTAGCGAATCTGCTAAAAAGACTAATAGTCTAACATCTCTAGAAATCGAGACTATTAATTCTTTAAATTTAGAATTAAATAGCTCAGGAGGAGTCTCGTATTTAAACAAATTTTTTAAAGAATTAAATAATACAAATGATAGGAGTGCAGCAGGTAGAATAACAGCTTTAAAATTTAATAACAGCGCTGGAGTAGTAGATATAAAAGAGGAAGAAGCAACACCCGATGCCAACATGATTTTTTTTAGAACATGGAATCAAGGTACACCCGTTGCTAATAACGATAATTTTTTGCCAAAGTCCAGAAATGATTACGCTCTTTATATCAGAGGTTTTATTAAATATAGAGGTTCTCCAGACAAGGAATTCAATTGGTATCTTAATGGGGAACTACAAACGACATACAACGATGACAACGCGGCTTACAGAAATAATGCTCAACCAAGAGGAACAGTCGAAGATGGCAGTCTAATATGGGCAGATGGTCCACTGCTCGGTCCCGATCCGACGACCGATGAAGTCGAGGCGGGATCTAAATTCCTATTCGGACTCAGACCTTTCGATACTACTCGGATGATGTTTGGATGGAGAGGTTATGACCGCGCTCATTGGGGTAAGACCCATACAATCGTGCAGCCAACCAGAATATTCTCTCGTACCACACAAATCCTTAATGATAACGTACTGCCCGATCTAAATGTTATTTTAGACTTATATACTGAAAATCTTAATGGCCCCAACATACTACAGCGAGACCTAGCCGAGAAAGCTTTAAAAAACATAGGGTGGACATCGGTAAACAAAGTGGCAACCGACCTCTTAGATTCTCACTTGAAAAGATGGTCACAAGGAGTAGTTATATGCAAGGTAACTGAAGATAATTCTAATTTACAAGACAAACAAATATCAGATGGTGATTCCTTACTAGAAATGCAGACTTTGCCTTATGGAGCTTCATATGGTTTTAACCTAATAGCTGTTATGGAAAATATAGGTGTAACAGTCACTGATGTCACTTGCCCTATAATCTCACCCACGGGAGATTTAACTGGAAAGATGCACGGATTCTTGATTTTCGAATTTTCATTAGAAAAGAAAAGTAGTTGGAATGGGTTTGGTTGGAAGAGCGGCGAATCTGAGCCTAATGGAATGAACCATACACTCAAAATACCCGATGATATTATCCTCGCATTAAGAGATTTAAGCTCTTTCAAATACTCGAAAAAGAACAATTCGATTACCGCAGATACATTAAAATATAATTATAGTAATGTTTTAGCTGAAATCCGTGAAGGTGAAGAAAACCAACCCCCTTTTGATAGTTTTAAAAAGATTTTTATTGATCATCATTACGGTAGAGAACTATTCGGGCCTTTCAGTGTCAAGAACCTCAATGTCCAACGCATCAAAGAGGGAACAGAAATGCTATTAAAAACAAGTTCAGTCAAGCAAGGAGCTGAAGACTTTAACACAGAGATGAATAGGGGTATCCCTACTAATGAAGGGAGTATGGACCAGAGACAAGACTCTGCTGATTCAGGCGACAACAGAGATTATTCGTCTTGGGGAAAAAGTTCCCTATCTAATTTCGACGAAAAAGCTATTCCAGTCGTGCATACAATCTATAATCCTAATGTAGAAGAAGTTTTTATAACTTTGGATGTTTCTTCTCTAAAAGATACTCTTATTAAAGCGATTGACAACGTAAAAAGTGCCTCCAACCAGGATGTTGGTGAAGAAAATTTAAGTCCAGGGACATCTTTCCCTACCGTATTAAACATAAGTGTAGAAACTGGCTCTATTGGCGATAACCGCAATTGCTCTGAAGGAGAAATACCTTTTAGGACTTACAACTTCAGAATAGTAGCTTTAATAGAAGGAAGCACTTTGATCGACATCGGTAACCCTGATTATAAATCAACTAGCGGTAGAGATTTAGTTATAGAGTTGAATTCCGCAGAAAACGATCTAACTTATCTTTCTCGACCTTTTCTACTGCCTCCTACTAAAGCACAATTCAAGAATATTATTACATCTGATGGCGGACAAGTTACAGAAACTGGCGTTATCGACGAGACAAAGACACAAAATAGATATATAAAAATAACAAAACTTTCTTATGAGAGTAATTCTGTCCTGTTAGATAAAGTCGTCTCGGTTAGTAAAGTCACAGAAATCATAAATACAAATCTACCCTATCCGTTCTCCGCTATAATAGGCACTAAATTAGATTCTAGATCTTTCAGTAGTATCCCTAAAAGGAGTTATGATTGCAAACTTAAAAAAGTAAAAATCCCCGACAACTATTTCCCTACTAGTGACGGAATAGATAAAAGGTATTATAATTCCGAAAAAGAATTTGATGATGCTGGTAAAAGAAATAAATTAATTTATAAAGGAGATTGGAATGGCGTATTCCATGATACTCTACAATGGACAGATAACCCTGCATGGATATTGTATGATCTATTAACTAATAATAGATATGGCATGGGTTTGCATATCGATGTCAATAAAATTAATAAATGGCAACTCTATAAAATAGGAAGATTTTGCGATAATGTAGATGACCAAGGTTATTTCTTGGGAGTCGAAGACGGTAGAGGAGGGAAGGAACCCCGTTTCTCTTGTAACGTAGTATTCGATCAAGGGCAAAAAATATTTGACACTATAAACACTATCGCCGCCCTCTTTAGAGGGAGGGCTTTCTTTAGCAACTCTGAAATTAATTTTGTAGACGACAGACCTAGACGCGCAACTAATTTTTTTACTAACGAAAGCGTTAAAGATGGTTTGTTTTTCTATTCCAACAATAGAAGAGATGAACAATTCAATACCATAGAAATAGGATATAAAGATAGATTTAATAACTATGAACCTAAAATAGAGGTCGTCGAAGACGAAGAAGACATAAAAGAACGTGGCATTTTTAAGAAACGTATAGATGGTATAGGAATAACCTCTAGAGCTATGGCTCGTAGGGCCGCTCAACATCAAATTTTTTCTAAAATAAAAGAAAACCAACAAGTGGCTTTTACTGCGGGTTTAGAAACACTCTTATGTAAACCTGGAGATTTAGTCGTAATAGAAGATGAATTAAAAACGAATATAACTAATTTCGGCAAGGTTTTAGATGTCAATTTAGAAGACGAAACAATTAGGCTTAGCAATAATTTCTCTTCTGTGATGACTACTGGGGTTCTTACCGTTTATAATCCTACTGGTATAGATAGTATAGAGGATATAAGCACGATAGCCGACAGACTAAGAGGGAGATACGACAGTTTTACTATCACAGGTACAACCTCAGATTCTTGGCATCGTTTCACTGGCGATTATAATTTCACAGGTTATAATAAAGGGTATGAATATGCTGGATTAGAAGCGGGAGATACTAGATATGTTGATTATGCCTCTTACACAGGGATCTCTGGCACAATCGTATATTTTGAAACGGGTGTAACTGGTTGGGTTTTTGGTTCTGGAGATGCTATGTCTTTGTATTCTGGCGATTTTATTGCTGAAGAAACAGGCGCTCAAGACCTTGCGATATTTAACACAGGAAAAATAACTGATTTAAATATGCTAGCCGTCGATAAAAGGGGACCGTCTATTTCACAATTTTCTGGTTTTGATTTAAGTAGTTTGCAAAACCGTAGTCGCGGCGTAACTAATTCTGAGTTATCCGCTATAGATCCTGAACAAATAACAGAGATCAGTCTCACTGGCGTAGTAACCAATTTAGATTATGGCTGTTTACTCTCAGGATTCGATAGGCCAGAGATATTACCGTTAGTTAAATTGGGGAGCGCCGCCAAATTCCAAATTAAAGATGCTAGCCCTTTCTTTTATAAAGTTATCTCTATGAAAGAAGAGAACCCCAATGAGTATCTTGTGACTGCCACAAAATACGACACTGGCAAATTTGGTTTGATTGATAAAGACATTAGTATAGAAAATGAAGCTAATACTTATAGTTATCAAGTCTCTCAAACAATCAACGGAGTAACATATCAAACTTTAGATCCTCCTGAATTTGTAACCAATGTAACTACTGGGATACCTAATGCTACAGACAATACCTTTAATATAACGGGAGATTGGACCACTATAAATGAGGCCACTGGTTACGGAATAAGGCTTACTATGCCAAATGGTCAAGTAGTAAATACTACTACTGTAGATACTAATATGAGCCTTTCTGGATTAAACCAAGTAGGTGTTTTCAATGTAGGTGTAAATGCATTAGGGAATATGGGCAGAAATGGTGATGCAAATGCATATTATGATTCTCCGTATATAAACACTGGGATATTCATTCTCTACGAAGATTCGCTTGTTTACTCTAAATCATTTTTAAATAACATTACCATTCTATAATGAACTACACGGGCTATACGGTATTAAAAGTTCCCAAAACTGGAGCGGCCTTTGCTTACGCAAAAGAAGCAAGACAATTCGCAACTGGAGCTACAGGGGCAGGGGGTTATTTGAATTCTGCTGCGATTGCTTCTGGATGGACTGACGTTCATTTTGTAAGTGCAATTCAAGAAGGCTCTAGCTCTTTACCTGTATCTATAGGGGCGACTTATACCAATCTTTATACTGGTGCAGCTACTGTCATTGGTGGTTCAACTCCTATCGGAGATTTAAGATCAGAGGACAGTCCTTACGTTGGTGTAGGCGCTAGCTCAGTATACTATGCGAAAAAAGGTCAAGAATATGGCGCGGCTTTTTACGCTACTTATATAGGAGGCACTAATTCAGCGCCAACAAAAATAGGTATCGGAACTATCGCTGGCGATATTACTACAAGTGGATACTACGAAGGGAATTTTACCACTCGTAGTATTTATGAATTTGGCAGTGTTTATAACGCAGACCTCGATGACCCAACCAAGATAATAACAGGTAGTGGGATATACAGAAATGGAAGCGATGTATCTTTGCAGTTTAATATTTTAAACAGAAATGGAGAACTACTCACTTCTGCATCTCAAATAGCTGCTGACCCTTTCGTCGAAAAACAAATAATTAGCATTTTAGATTCTGATTCTAATGTAGCATTCCCTAGCTACAGAATAAATGGGAATTCCACTTTCACTTTCTCCCGTTCCCAAAACATAGATGTTTTTGGGTCTTATAATAGGAATTTTGGAATAAGAAATGAAATTGTAAACGCAGACGGAGGTACATCCACTGGAGAGTTTTACCTTTACGCTAATACAGCGACTTTCGATAAAGTAATAGTGCAAGCTTCTGGAGGGAGTTTCTTAAACGAAAACCTCACTAATCACTCCCCACCAGATACTGGGGATATCGCATCTGCTGCCGATAGAGCCGACGCGATTAAATATTTTAATAACCAACCTATAAACACATCTGGATCTACTGGGTTCATAGAATTGGAGTTAGCTTTTAATGAGAATCCAGATTTTACTAATTTAGGTGATCTTACTATATGGAATGGGACATCTGGAGATTTCGCGACAAACGTAGCTAACCTAGTAGGTAATTACCCATTAGACGTAATTCAAGAAGGACAACGGATTAGACTTCGTACCGATGATGGCATTGAAGAAAAGACCCCTCTATTCTTTAAATTAATAGCAAACAGCGATGTAGGGTTTGAGCCAGAGATATTAACTATAGGGCCATATACTCTTGAACCTATCCGCCAAGGCTTAGACTTAAACCTTTATAACCAAGGAGAACAATTATTAGTCGGAAACTTCACTCTCGCAGGGGGATTAAGTGGTGATGAAACTAACGGCGGTAATTTAAGTGTCAGCGGAGCAGGTGATTTTACAAGAAAAATAGGGACGAAATACTTGACGACGAAGATCAATACCGATGGTTATTCGATAAAAACTAAAGACAAGGCTGTTATATCAGCTTACGCTAGTCATATTTATTCTACTGGCTCAGCTATCATGGGTGGTTCAGGCCATATTGTTAGTGGAGATTTCGATCTAATCGGGGGTGGCGCGTTGAATAATATTTCAGGGTGCGACTACTCCTTTATAGGAGGGGGAACTGACATTGATATTATTGATTCTTCTTACTCTTCTAGTATAGGAGGTCAAAACAACGATATTTCTGGGTCTCCCCAATCTGTTATCGGAGGAGGATCAAACAATTCTATAGAGGGAGATAATCTAAATAATCACTTCTCTAACTCTTTAGTTGGAGGTACAGACAATAGGATACTTAACTGCCAATATTCATTTATTGGAGCAGGAGCTACAAATACAGTTTATTCTAGTAACTCCGTAATTGGTGGAGGAAATAGTAATATCGCTTCTGGTGATTCTTCTGTGGTTTTTGGTGGTAATCAGAATCAAGCTCTTGCTGATAAAAGCGTAGCCGCTGGTTCTTATTCCAAAGTCCAAGCGGGGCATGATGGAGCTTTTGTATTTAGTGATTCTAATTCCACACCGACATTATCTCCTGGAGCAAACACCGCGACTTTGAATTTCGAGGACGGAGTCTATGTGCAAACAACAAGCGGTCTTTACGTCAATGGGAATCCCGTAATGACGGGAGTCAATCCCTATGACGAAGATACACTTCAGACAGTTACTGATAGAGGGAATACTACGACAACTTCAATCATTTCTACAGGACCGTATATCTCTGGTTCAGGGAGTTTCTTGGGGACGGGAGACGGTAATCGTATAACGAATAACCATATTCCGTATCTCCTTTCAGGAGATACTCCTGCGGGGAACGACGATCTGCAAGATGTTACAACTCGCGGTGATACGACAACAACTTCAATCATTTCTACAGGACCGTATATCTCTGGTTCAGGGAGTTTCTTGGGGACGGGAGACGGTAATCGTATAACGAATAACCATATTCCGTATCTCCTTTCAGGAGATACTCCTGCGGGGA